TCGGCCCTGGCCAGCATCCCACCTAAACTTCCGCTTCAGAAACTGAATCTCTTCAAACGTGCGCGAACGCACCATTTGTCCGGTCTTCAGCTCATCGGTGTAAGTCATGCCGAGATGTTGGAACATCTCGGCCATCGTAATCTGGTTGTACCACTCAATAATCTTGTCACTGATGTTGTACACGTCATCGTCTCCGTAGTTAATGTGGGACACATTGGCACTAAAGTTACTTAGCGCCATCATGTCCGGACAGTACTTGCGGGCACAAAGGACGTACACATATCGAGCAGCAAGGCTGTGGTACAACGAGTTCAAGATGGCCGTGATGGGGCACCCGCTCGGCTGCGAGTGATCCCACATGTAAAGCACTCCTTGAGTCACGTGGACGCTGTGAACGATGTCAAACGACAAGCGTCGTCGGATGTAACTCTCTTCTTCCGTTCCATCGTACCATTCATTGATCACGTCCAAGCAGCGCCAGAGGAGCTGCGCAGCCAAGGACCCGTCGTAGTTGGTGAAATCACCAGCCACAACATGGGGTCCATGTCTGCGCAGCACCTCGGCGATGCGAGTCCAGTCAATTCCGAACACGTTCACTCCAACGCACGACTCAACATCAATCCGATTCCGGGTCATGTGCGCCGCAAATCCTGCAAAATGTCTGCGGAAAACGATAAGGAACGCCAGCTCTCCAGCGGAGAACAAGCGCGTCTTACCGGCATCCACTTTCGCAATATTGCGCCGCTCATCTTTCAAGGTATCAGTCCAGATTGTTCCAGTTCGCTCTCCAGCCTTCAGTCTTCGCATCATCTCGTCAGTTCTCTGGACGACTTCCGGATGGTCACACACGTACTCTCCGTCATCTCCTAGGTACGCACGCTTGCCAACCCCACTCTTGGGCCAGCCGTAACCACACGACGTGTTTCGCTTGATCCCGGTGTAGAAGGGGTCTCCTTCGACACCAGCGATCGCTTCTTCTCGCGACAACACTCGTTGGTCAGTCTTCAGCGTATTCTTAAACAACAGCTGTTTGTAGTTGTTCACACAGTCATCCAGCACACTCTCTTCCAGATGCACTCCGGGGGTGAAAGCCTTCTGTCTTGCCTTTTCAAGCGGGTCATGTTCCGAATTGGGACGCAACATCGCCGGTTTTGTCAAAGCAGGTCCGAAAGCTCGTTCGATGTCTTTCGCCACAGGGCTTGGGACGATCTCCGTCCGCACATTTTCATGCACGGGCGGAGTTCGTCCCAACAATGTGTACTCACCATCGAAGGGGC